ACAGGGGAGGGCACGTTTTTAAAATAACCGACCCGGGGGGATCTCAATATTTGCTTCCGAGGACGCGCTTCCTGAGACTGTTTGTGCCTTTCTCCGGATGCTGCATGTTGTGGCATCCCTTGCAAAGGCTGATGCAGTTCTTTGGATCATAGGCGAGCTCCGGATACTCTTCCAGGTGTTTGATGTGATGAACCTCGCTTGCCTGAGTGATGCGTCCGTATCTTTTGCATCTCTGACAAGTGTATTCATCACGCACGAGGATCCTGTGCCGGAACTTCTTCCAGCGCTCCGATCTGTAGAACTCCTGTGTGTCCATACGCTAAATCGCCTCGTGCAGGACGAGGCTTCGGTACATGTTGCTGCCTTCTCTGAGGAAGTTATAGAAGTACAGCTCCTTGTCTATGTAAGGCAGTCTCAGATATGTATTTCTGTCCAGGCCAGCTTTGCGCAGCACCATGTTCATGTATGCGTCGTCCTCTGCTGGCTGTATGCTCGGGAACCGGAACTCCTTCACAAAGTCTCTGCGCAGAAGGTACTGCCATACCATCGAGAAGTATTGTCCCCAGTAGTTGTTTGTTTCGAACGGTATTCGAAGGATGTCCAGGTCGTAGCGCCTGGCAGCCTCCAGCACGTTTGCGACGGCCGTATCTGACAGCAGCCAGTCGTCTCCGTCCATCATCCAGATGTACTCGCCTTCGGCTATATCCAGAGCAGCGTTCCTTGCAGGTCCGCAGCCTTGCTCTTCGCAACTTATGATCTTGCAGTCCAGGCCGCTGGATCTGATGACGCTTTCCGAGTTGTCCGTGCAGTTGTTCAGCACGAAGATAATCTCGACCTTATAGTCTCCGAGATCCTGTTCCAGGAGAGAGTCCAACATCGGCTGGATGAAGCGCTCCAGGTTGTAGACCGGAATTATGATACTCAGATCGGTCTTGCGTTCGAGCAGTGTCTGCATATCGATTCCCCCTGCGATAGCGTGCTGCGCATTATGACTGCATCCGGTGAGCTGAGGATCTCTTCGTAGGACTGCCGGAAGAGGTTGCCGAAGCGCCCGGTCATTCCGTAATCCATGCAGCACATCAGCACGTCTCCGTTCGGAAGGAGCACGTTGTGATTCATCGCTGTTCCGGATGTGATACACCAGAGCCTGCAGCTCGTGTTTATGTTTATGTGAGGCCTGCACTCTACGTTCCCGGCCCGATCGTGCATGTACGTGATCAAGTTGCGCGGCTTCAGGTAAGGAAACACGCGAGCGTCGATCATGCCGTGGCACGAATAGTTGTCGCAGTTCCAGGAAGCCAGGACCTCAAGATACTCGTCTGTGATATTGAAGTGCGAACGGCCGTCTCTGTCCGGTATGTGGATCGTGACCACTTCGTAGCGGACATCTTTGAGCCGCTCATAGTCTTCCATCGTGGCGCCCTGCAGCGTAGTGTAGAGCGCAAGCGGGAATCCTTTATCGGCTGCATAGAGGATCATGTCTGTGCAGCTCTTATTCGCAAAAGGCTCACACATTCCTGAGAAGTCTATGCGAGTGCCTGCAGGGACCTTGTCTATCGCATGCTTGAAGTCTTCCAGGCTCAGATCTCGCCTGCCTTTATACCTCAGCCTTAAAAGCTCCTGAGGACAGTCCTTGCAATCTATAGGACATCCGATGTGTGTTGTGATCTCGAGTCTGCCTGCCATATCGCTTTGTAAGACAAAAGCGGCATTGCTGCCGCCTTCGTCCGGAGTGTGTTTACCTGTGGATCCCGATTCATGATTCCATCCGCGTTATCATTATAACACACTAAAAACTATATTTTGGTATCGTTAGCAACATCAACAACAACATCTTGTTCAGCCGAACATGGAGATCTGACCGTCCGGCTTTTCCTTGTGCAGATCCTGCTCATCCCATGCCCGCTGTGCCATCTGCAGGCTGTAGCTTCTTTCGGTCTTTGCGCCGCACCTTGGGCAAATGATGATATACCCTCTCGCCCAGCCCTTACGCGGACCGTACACCATAGGCGGCATCTCAACGAACCTGATCTCAGGCTTAACTCGGCAGCACGTTCTTTTTACGTCTGCCTTTTGGTATCTTGCTCCCATGTTTCTTTTCCTTTCTGCCCGGATCCGGATCATACATGTTAAGCGTGACATAGGCTCCTCTGTTGACATCGTTAAACAGAGGCTTGATGTCTGCCAGTTTGAGGCCGTAGCGTTTCTCGATCTCGGCTCTGGCGTCCATGCCCTGGCTGAGCCACTCGAAGGCCTTGCGCCTGGATACGCGTCCGGTCCTCGTGCGAACCTCCGGTTGCTGAAGATTCTTGCTGCAGTTCCATCTGCGTCCGAGGATGGGCTTCTTGACGAGATACTCCGCCAACGCCGTGCAGCCGTGCTCTATGTCGAACTGCAAGGGCTTGACAGTCGTGTAGCCTTTTCTCCAGAGCCTTGCAAGGTCTTTTACCAGGACGCCGCCGGAGAGGATCAGGTGATGATGGACCCTGCCGCTCTGTTTTCCGACTTCAGTCACGTAGATGTACTTGAGATCCGGAAGGCCGTGCCTCTTGCGGAATCTGATGAGTCTCCTGAGGAAGAGCTGACACTGGTGCTGCGCGTCCTCCGGAGACGAGGGAAGGTGATTCTTGTCATAGGTGAGGTCAAGGCGGATATCCTCTTCCGTGAAGTTCGTGTTGACCAGGTATCCGATGCGCTTTTCTGCATAGCGCTTGTTGAGCTTCTCCTGGATCTCGGATGTCGGTTTGGCCTTGCGGCCTCTTCTCTTTTGCGGCGGGAATACCGGATAGATGTCTATCTCGGTATATCTGCCGCTAACAATGATCTTCTCCTGGTAAAGCGTGTTCATGTCCGGGTGTCCTTTTGGTTGATTTGTTAAGATTGATTACAAGCCCAGAAATACGGAGACGCCTCCGCTCTGATGCTTTTGGATAGCTATACCCGCAGATGTGCTCTGCGGGTTTCTTCTATAGATTATTTGAGTATGAATTGATGGAAGACGTAGATCATGCAGACGGTACCGATCGCCAGCCATGCGGCAAGGATCCCGACTATGATGACCCAGCCAGTGACGGCCACGGCTTTTTTCTCAAAGTCTTCTTTATTACTTAATAGCCTGCTTCTCATTTTTTGTCTCTCTTGTTTGAAATGCCGATCAGGTAGTCGGCTGAGCAGCCGAGGGCTATGGCGAGCCTGGCGATGATCTTGACGGACGGCTTCATCTTGCGATTGCAGACGAGGCTCAGCGTTGACTGGTCTAAGCCTGTGATCCTGGATAGCTCACTTTGCTTTATTCCGGAATCAGACATCAGGGTTTGGACGCGTGCGGAGAAGGCCTGCTGGATCCGTTCATCCGTGACGCGCTGCGACATAACGTCCGCGCCTGGAGTCTCCACTTTTGCATACAGATCTGCAGTCTGCTTCTTCTGGAGCTCCGCATATTCAGAAGGATGCGTCACCCTGGCGTATTTCAGATGTCTCGTATGCCGGCACTCGCCTCCGTTTATGAAGCAGCCTGTTTTTGAGCAGTCTGTATTCTTGTATGGATCACACTCAAAAAGAGTGTCTGTCTGTTCCTGCATAATCAGTCTCTTTCCAGCGGCATGCCGAGCTCGACCGCTACGGCATATAAAAACTTGTTCCTTTGTCTCTTCCAGGTGTTCTCGTGAGCGTAGACCGGAAACGGTTTCTTGTAGATCGCATTTTCCCAGACTCCCTGGCGATAGCCTTCCTCAAGAGAGTCCCTGGCTGATTCAATAGCTTTGATATACCTTGTGGTCTTCTCCAGCCTCACAGCAGCTTGCCCTGTCGGATCTAAAATGATGCTGCTTCTTCCGGGAACCTCAGGAGGTCTCGGAGAACTCTCCAGGATCGCGTAGCGCTGCAGGACGAGCCTCGGATAGCTTCTCACAAGCCACGCAACCATCTTCTGTGTCTCTTTTGGCAGTCTTGGACGATAGATGTCATTTGCCACTCTAATCCCTCCGTAAACTGTCACTTCAGACGATACTTCCATATCCGCCCGCAGACCGGGCAAGTATCAAGTAAAGAAGTGACTATGATGCCGCATTTATCACACGAAACGTGCAAAACATAGCGTCCTGAGGCGTCGATATCGTAAAATCCTTTCGGGCGCCAGTCCATCGAGCCTTTGTTTTTATATACTTTTCGCAGCAGCTTCTTTGCGCTTCTGGGACTATTCATCTCTTATCCTTTCCGCATACGTGCCCGCAGCCGCTCTGGATAACATTGGCAATACCACGCAGCGGCCTTCTGGGTTGCGTGCGGGAGTCTTGGATTATAAATACGTCTCGGCATTTCAGTTTTCCTCCGGTTATGCGATTCCATACTTCTCCGCCTTCCACTGAGCGAACATGTCGGCAGCAATCTTGTCAGCAAGCCTGTCGTCAGCCTCTTGCAGGGAGACTATGATATATTTATTCATCTTGATGTGGGATCTTGTTCCTTCTGCCCAAACGGCTTGTTTATTAGGCTCCAGCTTGCACCGTAGAGTGTTATCAGGATTGACGTTTACGACTATCTCATAGGAATACTGGTATGACATGTCTCTTAAATCGCCGTCAATTTCATCGTCGCTGGTTTCAAACTCTTCTATCTCACATTCGTCCCAGGATCTACCTATCGGATCGTTATTTGCTGCGCAGAACAGTTTCGCCTTCTCTTCGCTAAGGAATACTGCGCAGATATGATAATCTGAATAATCGCCTGACGTCACAATGTAGATCTTCATCTCTTATCCTTTCCGCATGCGTGCCCGCAGCTGCTCTCGAACTCATACTGGTGGCAGCACCAGGTGTTCTGCGCAGCCGTGCACGGCCTGTTCATGCACTCGCGCTTTGTATAGATGCACCGGGTGTATCCGCCTTCCCATGCCCGCTCTGCCAGGCTGATCTGCTCGGCTCTGCTTTCGCAGGACGGACAGACCTGACGGCCTTCCGGGATGATCTCGCCGCATACCACGCAGCAGTTGTCCTTTTCTATCATTTGTTCACCTTGTCACACCATCTGCGTCGCTGCGACTTCTTATTGACGTCGTTACTGACGAATGTGAAGCTCAGGTCATACCTCGGATAGCCCTTGGCATACGCCCGGGTCTTTGACCATTCCGCATATCCTTCACAGGATCCGTGGCAGCCAGGCTGCCGGACGGCGCATCTGAGGCATGGCGCCTTTTTATAAGCGATCAGTCCCATCTTGTCCTCCTTGTGGCGGCCAAGGGTTTGGCCGCCGGATCAGTCAATCCGCTCGAAGGGCGCTTCGAGCGAGATGCACACACTCGGGGCGCACCTACCGGCGTCGCACGCGGCGTTCGCGTACACGGTGCCACTCGTGGCGACAATCCACGCAGAGTACGCGCTGTAGCGGTTGGCCGTGATGGTCCACTGCCAGTCGTCATACTTTGGCAGGTAGCCAAGGCGCCTATAGCGGAGCTGCTCTTCCAGCGTGAGCAGGCGGACGCGGTCTGTGCTGGTGCCGAGGACCTCCGCAGCCTCATTCATAGAGACCGTGCTCATGCTGAGAAGATAGTCCTCCACGCCGCTTGCCTCACTCCATTCCTCGAGCCACTTGTGCAGGTCGTCCCGGAGCGAAGACTTCGCCCAGACGTTTCTGCCGTCGTGATCAAACTTGTATGTGTCCGGCAGGAGTGAGCTTAGGACGATAAAGAGCCTGTCCTCGTCCTGATCCAGGACCGTCCATTCCATGTCTCCGAAGCGGATACGCTTTCCGACGACATTGCCTATCTTACCCTCGAGCTGTTCCAAACAGTCTCTGAGCGCGGCTTCTGTTTCCTTGTATCCATCCGAATTGATCTCCTTGCGGAACTCTTCAAGCTCCGCCGCGAGCTTGTTCATCTTCCTGCAGAATGTTTCTAACTTTGCTTTGATCGGATCCATTTTTGCACCTCCTACATCTTGATAACTATCGCCAGGAACATTGCGGCCCACACCGCTCCATAGATGATCATGCAGAGGACTTTGAGCCTCTTGTCCTTCTGGATCTTTTCTTCAAGCCTGTCCAGTCTGTCCGACAATTTTTGAGCTTCGTTTATTATTTCCATTGCTATTTCTCCTTATCCTATCCAGTTGAGAGGGCAGTCTCCGCAGCGCTCGTCGTAGAGCCTGGCGGAGTGCTTTATGCCTTCGATCGTGTACTTCTCCGGCCACTTGCAGTAATTGTTACAGAACTCTGTCGCCATCTCATCCAGGATGTCCGTGATGGTCTTGCGGGGAACCTCCGCGCTTTTTGTCTCTTCCGGTTTCATTGCGGTTTTACTCCTTCCGGTCTTCGTTCAGAATTGCGAAGACTCTTTCCCGGATCCGTTTTTCATACTTCTTCCGGATTCGGCGACTTTTTGTATGCTTGTATATGTGCCACCATTCCTTAGGGACAAGGGCTCTGCAGATGGCATCAAAAATTCGGTGAATGGCCCTCACAGCCTTCTCAATGGCTGGCTGCAGAGCCTCGGTGATCATTTCTGAAAGCTCTTTGAAAGCCTTGACGATCTTCCTCCCTGCCAACAGGAGAGCTTCCTTTGTCTGTTTGACCGCAGTCGCGCAGATCTCCGGCAGCGCGAGCAGTGCCGGAGGCGCAGGCAGCATTAAGGGGCAAGGCTTGAGCTCGGGCTTGTACGGCATGATCAGCGCACCTCCACCATCTTCTTGTGCATATCCCATCCGATCGGGACGTCGCAGAAGTCTTCATCCTTGCATCCGAGGATCAGGATGTCTCCATAGAATCCGATCCCGGCATAGTGACAGTTGTACGGCTTGCCCTTGATGAGGCCTTCCTCGTCGCAGACTACTACGACGCCGGGCTGATCTCCCATCTGTGGGACCAGCGTGACGGTCTCTATATATCCGCCTACGTTGCGCTGAAGGTTTTCGAGAGTGTTGCTGACTGATGTGCTGTGGCCGTACTCTTCGTCCGGGCGCTTGATGTAGCACTTTATCTTATAAGCCATGTCTCGCCTCCCTGGATCTTCTCCGCGAACTCTTTAGCATCCGCCAGACTGTAGAACTCCCTGGCAGCTCTTTTCTCCAGATCTACAAGGCAGTATGTCGTATGATCCCATGTTCCGGCACGGCCCGAATGCGGGATGTGCCTTCTGCGGCTTTCAATTATCAGCGGCGTGTCCTGGCTGCTGTAGGTGATCGTTGTGCCTTCTGCCGTGACCTCTTTTCCGGTCCGTTTCCACTTGATCATTTCTTGGCCTCCGCGCTTTGCTTCTTCCTGAGTCTGCTGTCCCAAGGATGTGAGCTCATCCAGTTGTTCCACTTGGCCCGCTTGCGGCCTTCGCCTTTCTTGTTGCTGCGGATCCTGTTCCGGAGCTCTTTGCGTCCTGCACTGTGCTTCATCTCCGGCCTCCTTCCACCCATGCGAGGAAGGGCTCTGCCGGGACGACTCGCTTTCCGCCTCCGTGGCCATTTCTGCTTTTCGGCCTCGGCAGTTCCAGGCCGCTCTCGCGGAAGTAGCGATCTACGAGCCTGTAGCCGACACCAAGGACCTGCTGGGCAGACTTAATGTCCAGCGTCCCAGCGATCTGCTGTCTTTTCTGATCCATCTTTTTCACACTCCTTTTCATGACTTTGATGGTGATGTTGATATACCTATGTCAATAGGTATATCTCTGTGATAACCGTAGGTTAGCACAGAGGGTAACTTGCGGAGTTACTTTTGAGGTAAAAAAATATCAGCCGGATTGGAAATAGAAAGATACTCGATCATCTTTCCGACCTCGTCCGTGCCGAATACGCCGCGCTTCATTTTGTTGTAAAGAGTCTTATCTGATATGCCCAGAGCGCTTGCGAGCTTGCGCTGAGTGCAGCCTCTTTCAGCCATTACGCCGCGAAGTTTGTTTACGTCCATGATGTCCTCCTTCGTAACTTATCAGGTTACTAACAATATAATCCTCGGCTCCGTAGCTTGTCAAGTTATTTTTTGCTTGCTTTCGGTAATTTTTTACGCTACAATCAAAGCACACACTATTAAGGAGGCTTTGTGATGACTATTGGCCAGAAGATTAAGACTCAAAGAGAGGCTTTGAACATGACTCAGGAAGAGCTTGGAAAGCTGTGCGGAACTACCAAGCAGACTATTTTCAAGTATGAGACTGGAGTGATCACCAATATCCCGATGGACAGATTATGCGTGATCGCAGAGAAGCTGCGCGTCAGTCCTTGCTGGATCCTTGGCTGGGATGAAGCCTCCGCTCCGAAGCCGCAGGTACTCACATCAAGCGAGGATATCCTGTTGTCAGACTTCCGGCAGCTGAGCGAGGATGGACAAGAAAAGCTCCTGGACTACGCCTCGGATCTGGTAGCTTCCGGACGATATAAAAAAGCCGCCCGGAGTGATAGATCTGGCAGCGTGGCGAAGGACGCATAGGAGGTGATGAAGATGGCGACGCCAAAGAAGACTCCCAGCGGACGCTGGAGAGTGCGTGTCTACCTTGGCCAAAGAGACGGACGGCCTGTTTATGCCTCTGTCACTGAAGACACAAAAAGAGCCTGTGCGGATAAAGCAGCGCTCCTCCGCGCCAAAGGCCTACCACCGGAGAAACCGAAGCCTAAGAAGCTCGGCGACATCATAGACAGATACATCGAGAGCTCGGAGACTTTATCGCCGACCACGTTAGCCGGATACCGGAAGATCCGGAGGACGATGTTTGCGGACCTCATGCAAGTCGATGTGAACGAGTTGACTGACGGCATGATCCAAAAGGCTATAAATGCCGAAATGAGACGAAAAAGCAGACTGGGGCATAATATATCGGCTAAGTCAATAAAGAACGCCTACGGACTCGTCAGGGCCTCTCTCGGGGCATTCACGGATTATACTCCGAAACACGTAAAACTGCCGGAAGAGGACCCGAAGTTCCTCGAGCTCCCGGAGCCGGACTTTGTGATCAGAGCTGTCAGAGGATCAGATATAGAGCTGCCGTGTATGCTCGCGCTTTGGCTGTCACTTTCCATGAGCGAAGTGCGTGGCCTTAAATACAGCAGTATCCGCAATGGCTGCCTGTATATAGACCAGGTCGTTGTGGACGTGGACGGCGTAGCCACGGAAAAAGCCAGGGCAAAAGTCGCCAGCAGGAACAGAGTGCTGAACTTACCGGATGCGCTGCTTACTCTAATTTCAAAAACCACCGATTATCCGAAATATGAGCGCGGTGAGATCTTCGATGATTACATCTGCCCCTTTAAGGAATACCAGATCAGGAGAAGGCTCGGTAAGCTCCTTCCGGGCGTCACCTTCCACCAGCTCAGGCACATGAACGCCTCCGTGATGCTTAAGCTCGGAGTGCCGGATAAGTACGCGATGGAGCGAGGCGGATGGTCCACTCCTAACACCATGAAAAAGGTCTACCAGCACACATTCTCGGCCGAAAGACAGCGCGTGGATGCTATAATCGACGCGTATTTTTCCTCTAAATATGCACAGAATACATGTAACGAGTCCGTAATACCTTGAAATCACTGCATCCTGTAGGGGTTCGACTCCCCTAGGCACTACCAATTCAAAAACCCCAGAGTTTCAATGCTTCCGGGGTTTTTCGTTGAAAAATCAAGGGTTTTCGGGTTCTCGCTCCTTGCACTTCTTTTTACTTCTTTTCATATCTTTTGACTTCTTTATATGTAACGATATGACACAAATATGACTTTTTGAAAATGAGCACAAATAAAAAAGAACCGCACCGAAGTCCGATGCGGTTCCAGGGGGAAATCCAGCAAGAGGAGATTCCCCGCGCTGGCTAAAACTGCGCGTTGATGAAACGCTGCCAGGCCTTGACGGTCGCCGGACCCATGTATCCGTCGATAGCTCCGTCATAAAAGCCTCTGGCCTGCAAGAACGTCTGGAGGGCGATAACGCTTGCTCTTCCGAAGTATCCATCCGGATCTGCTCCGATGAGCCTTTGGAGAGCTCTGACCATCTGAGAGCCGCCTTTGTATCCGGTCCACTTAAACTGCCAGGAGCTTGTCGAGACGTTCGGCAGATACTTCTTGTTGGTTCTCGGCTGATTGCTCACTATGCCATCAACTGTGGTGCCGAGGAACTTCTGAGTGTAGCGAGTCGTCGCCATTCCCCAGGAGCCATCCACGGCCAGAACGTCGGTGTGCGGAGATGCGTAGTTCAGCCAGGGGAGAAGGCCGTGCCAGCCCCAAGCCCCGGAAGTAGGTCCGCCCTTATAAGCTCTTCTGGTGCCGTTTACATCTACCCACGATGGATAAACACCTTTGCCGATGTATCTGTTGGACGTGCACTCGATGACGTTGTAGGTCTTTCCGCTCCTGGTGAACTCTCCGACATAGCAGCCAGCATGGCTCTTGTCTGAGTAGAGTAGGAACTCTGCCGGGATCACGTTGCCAAAGTCTTTGGAGATCTGCTGGCAGCAGTTGAGGATGGTCCATCCGTTCCAGTCGCCCAGGCCTGCTGTGCCGGGCTTATAGCAATAGGATCCGACAGGGATGTTCTCATTCCACCCCCAGACGAGCGTCTTTGGATAGAAGTTCCAGCAGTCCCATGTCCAGTGATCACCGTGGTTGTATCCACAGTTGTTTGGGAACCTGTTGTTGTAGATGGTCGGAAGGTCGAATGCGACGTGCTTGACCAGAGTGACCATCTGTTCTGCTGTCATTACTACGCTATATCCCATTGATCATCGCCTCCGCTTCTTTGTCGATCTCGTCGTTTCCGCTTTTAGTATTCAAGCCATTCGCGCAGCCTTTTGGTACTTCCGGAAGGCCTGCAAGGCTCGTGAAGATGGAGACGACTGCGGCGACTCCGGATACCGACAGGACGTTGATCCAGTCTATATCTTTGAATCCATAGCCGACGGTGATCATTGAGACCGCTGCCTGTGCAAATGTCTTTGCGGCCCTGGTGAGCGCCGCTTTGATCCATGCTTTCCAGTCCTGTCCCATAAAATCCTCCTTTTTACTCGTAAATAAAACAGGGAGGATATAAGTATCCACCCTGATGAAAAAAACGCGCCAGATGTCGTCTGGTGGCTTCTGGCGGGCTTTTTCAACCTTCTTTTAATTCTTCTTTGAGCTCGTCCCGGATTACTATCCACAGATCCTCGACCTTGATGACCTTATCCCTGGAGACGCCAAAGTAGTCCGCAGGGGCCTCTTTTACGTCTTCGAAATCAAGGACCAAGCCGTCTCTCATGCGTAGACCTCTCCGGTGATCTCTTCGTACTCGGCAGCGGTGATCCAGCCTTTTACGACTGCGTTTCTGACGGCTTTCTTCTTCCATCTGCCCTCGTCATAGTATTCCTTGACCAGGTTGAACTTCTCGGAGTGCCCCATCTTACTCTTCCTCCTCTTCTTCGTCCTCTGTCGGGTCTTCGATGTTACCCATCATGATGTTGTAGTCCGCCATAGCGCGCATGTCTTCAGTCTCCGCGATCGCGTTCTCGATGTCCTTACGCTCTGCCGGCGTCGACTTAAACTTTGTGATTATTGATGCCATTTTCCTGCTCCTTCCACAGGCTCTCGTACCAACGATTCAGCCTGTATATCAACTGATGCGAGTTGCCGTACCTCACGCTGCCTTTGAACGCCTTGAAGTGAACGTCTACATCGTGCTTGGTCATTTCGCCTTTTCTCACCTTAGCGATCATGCGCATGACCTTCTTCTTCTCGTGCTTTATCTTTGCCGGATCTGCGAGGACGACGACTTTGCCGGAAGGAGTAAGCCTGTAGATGAATCCGAGATGCGTCACTGGATCTCGGACCTTCTGGATGAAGGTCTTTGACTCATTGACGCGCATTCCCTGGCCTTCGAGCTTTGCCCGGATGGCTGCCAGGCATCCTTCGACAGTTTCCCGGTCATGGTGAATGATCAGAAAATCGTCCATATAACGGATGTAGTATTTGACTCCCAGGCGCTCTTTGATATAGTGATCTGTATCATCCAGCGCCGTGATGCCGACGATCTGTACGATCTGACTCCCCGGATTGTAGCCAACTTCGCCGGGAAGGTGCAGCAGCACTCTGGCTGCCATTTGATATGTATCATCGTCTAAATACTCAGAGAGCATCTTCTCGGCGAACCTGTGGTTCATGTTCGGGTAATAACCTTTGATGTCTATTTTGAGTATGTAGCCGTCGGTACCGTATTTCCTGTAGTACCGATGCAGATATTCTTCGAGTCTTTGCCTGGCAGCAAGCGTTCCCTTGCCTTTCTGGCACGCGAAGTTGTCTGCAATGAAGGATCTTGATACCTGTGGATAGATGGCCACGTCATTGAGGCTTCTCTGGTAGACCCGGTCCCGAAAATGTATGCTCATGATCTCTCTGACTTTCGGCTCCGTGATAGTGAAGAACTTTGCACGCCGTTCTTTGTATGAGCCGTTGTGGAGCTGATCAGACAGCTTCGGGATCTCATCTGTCCAGTTATGTCTGAAGTAGGCCACCGTGCCTTTCCATCTGACGCCTTTTGCGCATTTGTTCATCGAGTCAAATAGCGCATCGACGCCGATTACTTTTTCTTTGTCCATTGGATCGGGTCATTGTGTCCGTCCTGTACGTAGCGCACGCGCCGGGACGCGTTTGCATCAAGACGGTATTGTTTAGCTTTCGCAGGGCATTCGGCTCTGTGTAAGTGTGTTTTACGCATCTCCCTCACTATGTGAAGGCCTTTGTGCGCATTCACTTGCAACCTCGGGGCGCACCTATTGGCGTTGTACGCGTTGTTCGTGTTCACGTTGCCACTCGTGTTGACAATCCACGCATTGTTCGCGTTGTTGCGGTTGGCCGAACGCCGCCAGCAGTTCTGCGCATCTACAGCCTACAGCCCATAATTGTCTTCGTAGAATCTCTTCTCAGCTCCGCGCCATGATCTGATGGCTGCCAGGGCTTTGTTGACCAAGTCTGTCCAGTAGCAGGCCTTTTTTGCCCGCAGGTGGAACTTTCTCTGCGCCAGCCGGATGTCTGTCTTCAGCCAGAGGCACTGCTCAATCGCCTGTGCCTCCAGTTGCAGCCTGATTTCAGCCTCTTCCTTGATCCGGTTGTCGTAATCGTCATTTGCCGCCCGGCAATAATGGTAGATCAGCGACGCTTCTCTATCCATGCGGTCTATCAAGTCCTTGTAGGTCCTGTCAAAGATTTTCGGGTTCGCGATGACTGTTGTTGTATAGTCATAGACATCCAGTGCCGTATCAAGCACTGTGAATCTATGCGGAGATTGGTCTTTCTTTCTTACCGAGCTCATTTTTTCATCATGTCGGAAGGAGCCGCCTCGCAGGTGTGCGAGGCGGGATCAGTTTAATCGGAGATAAACACACTCGGGGCGCACCTATAGGCGCTGTACGCGCCGTACGCGTTCACGCCGCCACTCGCGCCGACAACCCACGCACTGTTCGCGCCGTAGCGGTGGGCCGAACGCCGCCAGCAGGTCTGCGCACTGGTAGGTGCATTGAGTGCATATTTGATAAGCCTTGCGTATGTCGCAGAAGTCGGTGCGGGGGACGTTCTTCCAAGAAGTCTCTTGTAGTATTCCCAGTAGGATCCTTCTTTGCCGGAGAACTGCGGGACGCAGTACATCTGTTCAAGAGAGGACAGGAACACTCTGTCATAGGTCACGTCTTCGACGTTGCTGTCTGCGTTACACGCGACTGTCACGACCTTGATCGGTTTGAAGTAGTTATAGACCTCCGCGCCGTATCCATAAAGGAAGCCTGCCTTTGCCATGACTGCGGCATCCGGCCTGTCCCAGGGATTGGCCGCTGTATACCATCCGGACTCTGCGGTTGCGTTGAGATACTGTCTCAGGAAGCTCTGGCTCCATCTGTTATATCCATAGACTATCCTCTGAGGCGCGTTGACTCTTTCGTTCGTTTTGCCGACATCTGAGGAATTAGTAGATCCGAGATTCGTGCCGCCAGTTCCGTCTGATGTTGTTCCGGTGTCTTTGGATGTAGTGCTGCCCTTTGCATAAAGGTTCCAGGTCCTGCCGTTCGTCGGATCGTTGGCCGCGTTTGTTCCGCAGTTAATAACGAGCTGATCTCCTTCAGCAGGAGCGACATTAAGAGTAAACTGGATATGCTTTGTTGTTTTCCAGCCGCCTCCGTAAGCCATTCCGATGCCGATGTGGAATGTCCCGGCGCCCTCTGTTCCGTCGAAGTAGTAGACCGCCTCAGAGGGATCATACGGCACTCCGAAGGGCATGGTCTTGTCCCATTCGAAGAAGGCTCCGTGGATACTCTCGCCGTCTTCCAGGAGCTCGTCGGACTCGTGGCAGAGGTTCATGGCCGGGTTATAATGCGTGGTTCCGTCCACCCATTCTGGATGGATCTCGTCGCCGTAGTCCATGACCTCAAGGATCTCTCCGTTCTTGCACAGCTGCGCGACGCCTGCGACGTCTGTCACCAGCGCGGCGCGGGCGTCTCCGGCCATGAGGTCAAGCGCTGTATTGCGGTGGGCGTCGAGGTGATTCTTTGCTTCGAGCAGCTCGTTGAGGGCCTGCAGCTTAGCGGTCAGAGCTGTGGTCTGGCCTTCGACTTTAGTGTTCAGCGTGTCAAGCTGAGTGTTGATAATTGGTGTAGGCATTGCTTATTCTCCTCTTATGTAAAACTTGCCATCTGTACCGACATATACAGTTGTATCTAAGATCTGAGCAGCCTGAGTTGCTGAAGCAGCTGCAGCGTCTGCTGAGTTCTTCGCCTGATTCTTGTATCCTTTGGCTTCGTTCGCGTAGCCCTGGGCCTCGGATACCTTGCCATCCATGATCTGCTGAGCTGCAGCGTTCTTGTCGTCTATGTCCTCGAGCAGCTGCGTCACCCAGCTCTCATACGGCTCCGGGACCTCTCCCTCCTCGCCGATGTCCGGATCCGTCCATGTGGGGAAGACAACGGACTTTGCCAGGACGTCTCCGACGAACCACATCAGCTCGGCCTGACCTTGTCCCTGGTAGGCTGTGTCTGCATTTGATACCAGCCAGGTGACAGTCTCGTTCTCCTGAGTTACGGCTACCGGATAAGCGTTTGCATCCTTCGAGCGTTTAGCCAGGAGCGTCGCCGTACCTTCTCCGAAGGTCTCGATGAAGTATGAGATATCAAAGACGACCTGCGTCGCTTCGTTTTCTTCTCTGCGGCCGAGCATGATCCGCTTCGGCGCGGTCAGTGAAATGTTCTGAGTTATCATTATGCAGCCTCTTTCCTGTGTTCCCGCAGCGGCATAGCCATCGCATCCGCTACCAGCGCGTCTGCATAGCCGTCGCCGTTTATTTTCTTGTATTGATCCTGGATCTCTTTCAGGCGCAGCGTCTGCATCTGCGTCCTATACCCTTGAGCGAGGATCTTGTCGCAGAGTTGCTCTAAGGCCGCAAGAAGCAGAATCTGATATGTCTTTTTCGTTGCCGTGAAATAGTCAAACAGCTTCGTAAATACTGTCGTCAATAGCGAGCTCCCAAGGATTGCCGTCACGATCGTGACCGCGATCTGCGTGTTTGTAATAGTCTCAGTCATAGCTCCACCTCATATCGTCGCCCAGCTTGTCAAAGCTCCGCCATAAACTGCCGCCTTAAATATTTTTGCGCCGCTCGGGCTATAGCTATACCCTGT